GCAGTTATTCTTGGTGAGTTAAGAACGTGAACATTACTAGGTACACTATTGTTCATTTGTTTTTCCTTTGTTTTTCAGTTGTTTTAATAAAAATCAATAAAAAATAATTATTGATATGTAAAATATGTACATAGTCTAATCTTGAAACACTAACAAGTACAACAAAACCAGACTAGTTCCATATTATCTTCACCTTTAATACTAAAAGTGAAAGAATTCTGTAGATAAATGGAGAAATAATGTAGGGATTAATACAATTATAAGCTATGAAAACAGGGTCACTAGCCCTATACCAGCTTCACCTATATGCATTGTATTTTAAGATGTCCCTACTCACCCTGGGTATCTGAAGCTGGCAGATTAAGGGTACTCTATTAGGTCTAGTAGATGGTAGGTAATTGAATCACGCCCATAGGTAGCTATAAGAGTAATGATAGGCTCCATTGTATGAAACATGATTTTGTTCTTCATGCCATATACATTTAGCGAAGCTTCTACATCTTCTCGATAAGCTTCATATGTTGCCTTAGAGTCCTCTATTGTATCTGTAACAGCGATTCTCAATGTTACAGGGTAGGGTACATCATCAGATGTTTTCATCACACAGAGTACATTACGTGGTTTATCCATTGTTTACTTCTCCTCTATGATTAGATGCATACTCTGCACATCTTTAATTGATATGAGATCAACATCAGTTGAGTCCACTATCAAGTCGCATAAGATGTCGAGTGGGGGTATTGGGCGATCTCCTCCAAGATCATCAGATGCAATGATGATTGTTACTTGTTGGAATTTTTTGTCCATTGGTTACTTCTCCTTATAAGTTTTTTTCTTTAGTTATTGTTTCAATACCTACTTCAATGGCTCTTACAACGTCTTGAAGTCTTTTATCTACAAGCTCATTGACATGTGTTATAAACCAATCACTGTCAACTAGTATGTCGAACTCTTGCTCAACCATATCTTTAACTGCATCTAAGTCTTCTTCTTTCATAGTTACTCTTCCTTAGTATCCTTTTCTTTTAGGACTGGTGTTCCTACTTCCCAATCACCACTACCATAACCAGCCTCTTCAATAAATTGACCTCCATCAGTTTCTTCAGCTATAGCAAATGCTTCTTCTTCTGACTCTGCTAATACTTCAAGATACAGATAGGTGCACGTCGTTGCAGGGACTTGATATCTATTCATACTTTACTCCTGATCTATTTCAACTAATTCTTCATAATAAGTATCGCCATCATGTTTACTGTTGGTAGCTACATAGCCCAACAAATTTACACAGTGGCCCCTTGGCCCATAGGTATATACATACCCATTGTCATGGTCAGACATTACAACTGACCACATTTGATTCTCAGTGAATCCTAAGTCTTCCATCTCTTTGATACTGTCGAAATAATCTCCAGATTCTTTTCTGATTTCATCAAAAGGAAAGTCTTCTTCTATTACTGTCATAACTATTTCCTCCTCTGGCTCTTCGTCACTTTCAACTTTCTCATTCGGTTCGTTATCAATGTTTTATTTGTATCCCAATCAAGACAGTTGTTTTCCATCAATTCACTAAGATAGTTGTAAACATCTGCATCACTTACCTCATTACCTTCAAATTCAAGCTCAATAAACACTTTTGTTGTCATTCTTCACCTTCCTTTTTCTGTTGTATTTGATTTAGGTTGCTTTGAATTAGAAACTTCACATGTACATATCCTCCAGACATAGAAGATATAGAGCTGGTAGATGGGGAAGTCTTTAGCCACTCTAGAAAATTTTCTAGTTCTTTTATTTGCGTACTCATATCATTACTCCTAAGCTACTCTAGCTATTAGATTGTTGATGTTATTAGTAGAGGCGAATGCCCCATGTATGTTGATGCGGATACTCGACTCACGATCTATACCACCTGAACATGCCATGCAGGTATCACAGTTAACTTTCTTACCTGCTTCTGCACTTGCAGGACATGTAACTTCTTTGCCAATAACAGGATCATTAGTATCTGTTACTACTCTGAAGTATCTTCTACCTAAAGCTTGCACCTGTAATGCTTGCTCCTCACTGTCTACTGAGGCCATGCAATACTTCAGATACTCTGGATGCTTCTGCCATTGGTGGGTGTACCCTGTATTAGATAAGCACTCAGCACTTACCTTATCCCAGACTTCTATAGGTACAGCAGCAGGATCACCATAAGTACCAAAGCGTACCTTTCTACCTTCTAGTAGACCTGTACCATAGGGAAAGGGAGCATAGTTACCACGCTTAAAACAGGCATGTATTCCTCTAGGCCCATGCCCCAGGTTTACATAACATGTCCTGCTTTTTAAACCTGTATCAGTCACTACTCCTCTATGAGGGCAGTCACCACAGATAGACACATCTTGTCCTGTTTGTGATGCTTTGATAGGGGATACTTCGGCCAGTAGGATAGTAGTCTGGATCATGTCCCCTGTTTTAGAGTTCTGACTTTTTGTATCAAATCCAGTAGCGACTACTACAATTTCTACACCATCTAATACTGATGGGCCTTGATATAAGATATAGCCATTTTTATTCATAGCTTTGTTGTTCCTTTGTTGGTCTAGTTTTTAGGGTTGAGATCCTTGTATGATTGTCCTATGTCCTTGAACATGTCATGCAATAGCTGAGAAGCTGAGCGTGGTTCTTCCTCATCATCCCAAGATAGGGCTAGATCTAGTTCTCTATCCTCCTCCTCAATGAGTTGCTGATTGTCGGGTAAGTCTTTGATGTACTTCATATGATCCTGCATTGTTTTAAAGATGACTCGTTTAATCTGTCTTTCATCTTCTGAATGATGGATGATTAACACTACTTGTTTTGGATATGGCATAGTTTATAAGTCTCCTGCTAG